AATAGCATATGATGATCCTAGAGCATTTCCAAAGGTTGTATATTCCCGATAGTCATCCGTCTTAACATTAGTTCTCTTATAGCTGAAGTATTCACCCCCTCTTGTGATCTCTATTGTTCTATAGAACTAAGATCCGGATACTGGAGATATAACGTCCCCTATGACAGTCATCGTAACATTATCTGCTATGTTAGATATTTCATAATAGCCAGGGTTGATTGAGTCTATAAAAATAACGTCTCCTACTGAAAGATCAGTAAATTGAGTGTCGGTTCCATTTACTGTCCCATCAAAGAGAAGATCGATCTGACCATTTATCCTTAAGCTGTTTTCACTGGTGCTGACATATAGTCGGTATCTCTTAAAAAGAATATTTCTGTGATCATAGTCAGTTCGATTATTCCACTCGTCTATTCTTTCTGTTATTCTACCATAAGCGGCTCCACCTGTTACTTCAGTCGTAGAATATGTCCAGTCGTATTTTATCCGGTCATTTGGATAATCGGGTTGGTATGCGTCTTCGCTTATTCGATCCGTACCTATCGCAAAAACTATTATAGGCTCAACTGGAGCTGAATCTTTATAGTTGCCACTTGTTATCGGGTTGCCGTCATAATCAAAATCAGGCTGGTCATAACAGGTTTTAAAATCAGTTATTAAATAATAAGATCCCTCAATCAAAGAACCTGATCCGATACTTGATACCAATTGAGAATAGGTTACATCAATAGGACCTGCAATTGCAGGCGTCAAGCTCTTCCAAATTGAGCCGTTCCATTCCCATTGATTTCCATTAGGTCCTGTATAAATTTCTCCTATAAAGGAAGGGGTCGGAAAATTAAGAGGCATTGAGTAGTTTATTTTTATTTATCTTATAGAATGAACAAAAATAAATCCATGTGAATAAACAAGGCAGCCCATTTATCCATAAATTAGATTATTAAAAAAGAAGAGGAACCGGCTTCGGTTTATGTTCAATCAGAGTCAAATCCTTTACCCAATCAAACGCAGGGTTAACACACTTTTCCATTTCTTCGATCGATATTATCCAATTGTCATCAATGTCCTGAAATGGATAAAAGTAAGAATCTAGATCAAACATCTGACCTTCAATCTCATTCTTTTGTGTTTCTGTTAATAATCCTACTTGTATCATACTTGTCTACTTAAACTGGTTTGAAATGCCTGAACTAAGTTGGTTAATGTTAGCACTTGGGCATCATTTAATTTTTTAGCTACAAAATCGAGTGCGCATTCTTTGTCAGTGTAGCCTGCAATAATAGGACCGCCAGATTCAGCCCTAATTGCTCCTATAACTGGTGCGAATGTTCCTAAAGTATTTAATGTTGCACTAGTATTTGAAGCAACCACTGCACCGTTTACATAAAGTTTAGTGTTAGGCCCATCTACACTTCCTACAAAAAATCCTCTACCGTCTCCAGATAATGAATCCCCTGCTGCTCTAAAATTGGTTCCTGAAGGAAAATCTGCAATTGCAAACCTTAGACCAGTATCTCTTCTTGCTATTAAAGCACATGCGGCTTGGGTGAATCCACTGTTTGAACCCATTACGTATTCAGATGTAACGGCTGAATCAGTTCTTGAATAGTATCCAAATGAACATAGATCAGAGGTATTAAGATTTACTGATGGATCAAAAAATGTGTCGGCCCATGCATTTACCCCATTCGGTGTAGCTCCTGTGCTTGAATGCGTCCATCCTCCATTAAATTGCAGTCTAAAAGCAGTGTCAGCGTCCAATGGATTTACCAAGTTATACTTGTGTGTAGAAGCAGTAGATCCCAGATAAACATGCATAAAATAGATAAGTGACCATAGACCTGCACCTTTTAATCCAATAACAAAAGTATTTAGTGTGTTCTGCTCGATCGAGCTTGTGATACCGCTCGAAGTTATGAACGCCTGGGCATCAGGATCAAAATTATTCTCAAATACGTATGGATTAATTATAAATGGCATTATGTACCAATTAAAGTTATTTTCAGACCGGCGGCAGTTCCGCTTCCAATTTGATCTATGTCTATAGTTATTTCCCCGTCATCCGTCAGTGAACTTGTTGTTATTGTTGCTGGCGTGGTAGCGGTTACTGAAGTTTTTTCGGTATTATCAATTGTAAGAAGTGTTCCTAGGACCGAAGAACCATTTAGGTTGATGTCGATAGTAAATATAGAACCACTCGATTGAGCTGTTGTTAACGATGATCTAACTTCTGATAGCGTCATCGCATACGGCATCCTAAAAGTTATTTTGTTAGTTCCAGCTGTTAATGCAGTAATCTCATCGCTTGCTGCTAATTGTATTACTTTCGGTGCAGCAGGTCCTGTGTCTCCGATAGGTCCAGTGTCTCCGATAGGTCCAGTGTCTCCGATAGGTCCAGTGTCTCCGATAGGTCCGGTTGCACCAGTGTTAGATGCAGTACCTGGAATTCCCGTAGGTCCAGTGTCTCCTGTAGGTCCAGTGTCTCCCGTAGGTCCAGTGTTACCTGTTGGTCCAGTGTTACCTGTTGGTCCAGTTGCACCGACATATCCATTCGGAGTGACCCATTGCTCTGAGTTTCCGTCATCGATGTATACTGCTAATTCTCCAGTGTCTGAATTATACCATAAAGATCCTACTTGCGTTGGTCCTGACGGGCCAGTATTTTGATAATAGAATGGATATGGTCCAGTTGAGCCAATAGGACCTGTAGGTCCTGCAATAGTAGGGGTTAAGATCTTCCAGATTGCGCCGGTCCATTCCCATTGATTTCCGTTTGGTCCAGTGTAAATCTCACCGACAAAAGAAGGAATTGGAAAATTAAGAGGCATTGAATAGTTTATTTTTATTTATCTCATAGAATGAACAAAAATAAATCTATATGGATAAACAAGCCAGTCCGTTTATCTTTAAACTTAACTATTCTTCGTCCTGCTGATCAGAAATAACACTGCTTCTCTCAGCATATCCTCTTTGAATTACATACCCTGAATAATAAAGTTCTCGAGTTTCTTCCTTGCCGCCATTACTATAATATACAATCATTTGACGATTTTCGTTTCCATTAGATGTGATTGCAATATACTCAAGTATTTCATATGTTCCTTTCATGTTATGAATTAATTTTTAGTCCAATGTAATTTGTAACAGAGGTTGGATTAGTCGCCCATGTAGGAGCTGACCATTGAATTGTAATCTGATCTCCGATGTTAACTACTAATGAGGATGCAAGATTAAAGACGGTAGCAATACCATCGATATCGTTTGCACTTGCTATTGTAACATTACGTAGACGTTTTTCAGCAGCTGTGCTGGCAACAGAAGAAAATCTTATCTGCATGGTTGATGAAGTCGCAGGGATTGACACTGTAGAGGTAATATATGTTGACGAAGTTGGCGTTGCAGTTACTCCCGCAGAAGTCCACGAGCCTCCACCATCTAAACTATAAAAGACGGTTATCGGTCCATTTGGTAATCCTGAACCGAACTTAGCTACATCGCACGAAACTGTTAACGTAGGATACGCGGAAGCGTCGAATGTAGGAGTGTCTAATGTAGCAACAGCTGGTATTGTAAAATATGCGTAGGTTGATGGAAATGAAACATTAACTGCAGTCCAACCGGCAGGTAATCCTGCTTGTAGATTGTTTGACACAAGTGTCACAGGGGTCGTTCCATATTCTATTGTTGAACTGATAGTAGATGTTAATCCTGTTGTGCGATTTCTAATTATGAAAGAAGAATCTTCGGCAGTTCCAGGAGTAAATTTTGATGTAAAAGAAACACTCTCAATCGTTCCAGCGAATAGACTTGCGTATGATTGGTCGTCCCTAATTGAAGTAGAAGGTGACTGCGTGCTAATTGGACCAAAATAGTATGTAGTTGCATCAACTGGACTAAACTCAGCATGTGTAAAGTTTACTATGCCATAAGATGCTCCTGTGTCTCCTGTAGGTCCAGTATCCCCTGTAGGTCCAGTGTCGCCAGTTGGTCCAGTATCCCCTGTAGGTCCAGTATCCCCTGTAGGTCCAGTGTCGCCAGTTGGTCCAATAGGTCCAGTGTCTCCGGTTGGTCCAGCTACACCTGCAATAAACAGAGCTAAAATAACATCTTGCGTATTGGTGAATGAATATCCTCCGCCTATGTAAGTAACCGGAATTTGCCAGTAAAAGTTTGGAGATGTCCCGAATTGAATCGGAGTCCCTGATACTTGCCATTCCTGATAATTATTAGAAATAACAGTATCCTGCACATAAAGTGAGGTCCCTACTGATATTAATCCTAAAAATAGATCAATATCGACATTTGCCTGCGTCGTCATGTTTACATACAGGCTACTTGCTGATGTCTGTGTAAGGCTATCCCATGAGAGGTTACCTACACCAGGATCACCTGATGTTGAAATCGTATTGGCTTTATATCCATAATACGAAGTAGATGTACCTGGTGCACCGGTGTGTCCTGTGTCTCCAGTCGGTCCAGTGTCGCCAGTTGGCCCAGTGTATCCAAAAGGTCCGGTGTATCCAGTAGGTCCGGTATCTCCCGTAGGTCCAGCGTACCCGCCAGGAGTAACCCATTGTTCTGAGTCTCCATCATCAACGTACATTGCCAATTCCCCACTGTCAGAATTATACCAAAATGATCCTACTTGTATCGGCCCTGATGGGCCAGTGTTTTGATAATAGAAGGGATAGGGTCCAGTGTTACCTGTCGGCCCCGTGTCGCCAGTAGGTCCAGTGTTTCCCGTCGGTCCTACTGCGCCGGTTGGTCCTTGAGGGCCAGTTGCTCCGGTAGGTCCCACTGGGGCTGAAGAAGTTGCCCACTGATATGAGTTTCCGTCATTAATATAGATATACTGGATTCCAGTGTCTGAGTGAAACCATATAGATCCCTCATTGATCGACGCTGGATTTCCGCCGTCGCTTGGCGGAGTATTCTGATAGTAAAATTCATAAGTTAAATTTCCGCCTCCACCTAGGGCTAAAAGATCAAAAATCTGTCCGTTCTCATCAGTGTAATAAACTGTTTGAGTAGTAGGAGTGGTTGCATTGTCGAGTCCAGGCAGGCCGATCCAGATGATTCCTTGATCTTGACCGGGGGTAGGATAAGGAAATGGGCTACCGTCTAGCTCATTTAGGACAAATCCTCCCTGGCTCTGTCCGGTTAGGCTAACCCATCCGCGACCGTCTAAATATCCGATAAAATCTTCTCCAAATTCAGGTTTTTGATTTTGAATACCAGTATAGATGATTTCACCTGGAACCCCTTCATTTGGCCAGTCTGGGAAATCAGTCATTCTGAGTCTTTTAGTCTCTGCGACTTTTACCAAAATCTCCTGACCTTCAGCTTTTCCTAAAGAATTGATTGTAAATGTCGGAATACCATCTAATTTAAATGATAGGGTATCAGTAACATCGAGAAGATTAAAAGTTCCTTTCTTTAGTGAGATTGAATTTTCAACTTCATCATATTTAATGTTATTTAAAAATTCAAGATTAGCTTCGGATAGACTTTTAAAGTTCAAATTCGTCACGTCAATGATTGCTGTTAAACTGGAATTAGTTAGTTTTCTAATACCTCTTAGATTAGAATAGATTGACATTCAACTTTAATGTTTTTATTTATTTATTATGGAGAATTGATAATAAATACGGGTCAAATGAATTATCCTCTATTTAAGATGACAGTATCTTTATCTATTCCCGATAAGTATTTAAATGTTCCTCGGTTTACAAGACATGACTTTAAATCTGCGTTTATCATATCTGATCCTGAATTATCTAAATAACTATTAGAAATCTCATTATTTCCTCCAGGATACTTGCATTCCAATATCTTTGAATTGGAAATCTGATTTCCAGCTAAAATATTACATTCTTCCAATTTTGAATTCTTAATTAGACATCCACTAAAGGCACAATTTTTAGCATCAGCTTCAATGGTGCAATCGTAGAATTCTATCCCTTCAATGATGATGCTCTTATTGATTTTAGCGTCCTTGATTTGAATCATTCCGCGATCTCTATCATAGTTTAATTTAGCTTCAGATATTTCTCCAAATGATACTAGCTCTAGCAGCTTTTCTCTGAACTTTGGATATTCAGTCTCAAGCAGGTACTGAGTAGGTTTTAAATCTACATAGAGCTCAATCGAAGGAAAGTTAGAAACAAAATTAAGATAGGTTCTGGTGTTCTTAAGCGACTGATTATAGTCTTCAACCAGGCTATAGATTTTTCTTTTTTCATCTTGATTGTATTCCCAATTCTGATTTAAAGTTTCATATAGTCGATTAATTACTGAATTTATAGTATCAACTGCCTGCTTTTTTCGCAGTTCATATTCTTTACCTCCGATGTAACTAATCTTTACCCATCCTTCCTCTATTTTAGAAAAATCATGGCCGAAAAACTCAGATTCCGGAAAAGAAAAAACAGTTGGATCCATCTTTTCGATAAGGGAAGGAGATATAACGGTATTGTAAGGATCCTTGGCTTTAATGTAAGAATATTTAGTGTGCCTAAGTTTCTGTCTCTCGGTTGAAACAGTTCCCCATTCTCCTAGGAATTCGTTCTCATTTAGGCCGATAAAATATTTAAACTTGTTTATTTTATGAAGCTTAACTGGCAATCCTATTCTGGCCTCATTTAATTGGATTCCTACTGTCATTTCACATCTATCGCAAGTGTGTCCGTAGTTCTTAATTGAATTAAAGGTCTTTAACATTATATGCATTGCCTCCTGATAGGGTAAAAATCCAGTTTCTAATATAAAGGACTTGGAAGTTTCTGAGTATTTATTGCTCAATTTAAAGCATTCTCGATTAGGTTTAAACGATTCGTCTACCCCTTTAAACCACTTTACCTGTTTTCCAAGTATCTTTGAAAGTTTAGAGGCCATGTCTCTTCTTCTAATAGGGGACATGAACTCAAACTCGAAACTTAAATTTGAATTTTCGTAAATATTGGATTTGCTTAGGTCTTTATACATGTAAATTGAAGATATTTCTTATTTTATTTATTAAAGAACTGATCAGCATAATCTAAATCAAATTAAATCGGTATAAATAATATAAATTATCAATTAAATGGCAAATCAGATTTTTAAATATCAGGTTCTCCAACGGCTGAGTGTATTGGTTGAAGATATTCTGTTAGATACCATTAATTTTCTTTCTACTCGATTTAATCAAAGTAAGTCAGTTTTCACAGCGGCTTCCCCATTTGGACAAATCTTAATAGTAATTGAAAATTTAACCCAATTAGTTTTTTACTATATTGAAGATTCAATCACTGAATTAAATATTAATGAAGCAACTCGAGTAACCTCAATTTATTCCCTTGCATCTCTCGCAGGGCATAATCCAAGCCGAGCAATCGGAGCGTCTGGGGAAATTTCTATATCTATAAATCAAAATGCTAGAGATGCTGATACTGATTTAACAATAATTCCAAATTTATCCAGAATACAATGTACCAACAACGGATTGACTTACGTATTAGATCTTCCTCAGGATGAAATAAAATTTTCTCTGTCTGGATCTGATGATGGAATCAAATTAGCTATTAAACAAGGAATCTTAGAATCTCAGACAGTGGTATCCAGAGGAAAAGCGTTTGAAAGTTTCTCAATAGGCAGCCCTCAAAATTATTTTATAGATAATTTCTATGTCAATGTTTACGTTAATGGCGAAAAGTGGAAAAAATATGAATCCATTCTAGATATCCCGAGAAACGAAAAAGGATACATAACTAAAACAGGAATAACTAGCGGTCTCGATATCTATTTTGGTAACGGTAACTATGGAAAAATTCCTAATTCTGGATCTGAGATAATAGTCGAATATTTAATAACTGAAGGACCACGAGGAAATATTAGAACCAGCGACCCTTCTCAAATTAAATTTAAATTTGTTGATACCGGATTTAGTTTAACCGGAGCAGATGTTGATCTAAATAAGGTCGTCACGATAACAACGACTCAGGCACCATTTTTTGGAATTAATCCAGAGAGTCCTGAACTTACTCGATTAATCGCCCCTAAAACTTCAAAAAGTTTCGCTCTAGTTAATCCGGATCACTATGAAGTTGTTTTAAGAAGGTTAGGATTATTTTCCCTAATCGACGTTTTTTTAAGTGAACAAGATGATAGGATTCTAAATTTATTTCTAATTCCAGATATTCAAAAATCATTCAGCACGTCCCAGGATTATTTTAGTTCCAAATTAGATAAATTTATATTATCTGATCATCAAAAATCTGAAATTTTAAAATACATTGAAAAATCAGGCAGTAAATTGATTTCAACAGATCCAATCATAATAGATCCTGTAATAACTCGTTACGTTATTAATTTAAGCGTCATAGTATTTGATGATGTTTCAACTGAAATAATTAAAAGAGATATCTATAATGCGATTGGCAAATACTTCATTGAAAATACCAGAAGATCTAGAATACCTAAAAGCGATCTCATTAAATCAATAGAGAGAATAAATGGAATAGATTCAGTGGCAATTACAGTCATAGGTCAGAATAATGAAATTGCAAAATCTAGTAATTCGAATGCAGCCGAGGTCGGGTTAGACCCGTTCAACGATATTATAATTTCAAAAGGGGAGCTTCCTGTGATCAGAGGAGGATTCTCAGACCGATTTGGAAACGTATATTCTGAAGGATTATCTGATGATTCATTAGGATCAGTTAACATAAACATAAAGGACATAACTCCTCGCCCAATTAATAAATAAAAATATGGTTAAAGACAGCATTTATCGGCCAATTTATGAAAGAAGAGAAAGAAGATTAAATCTTGGATTCGATTATAAAGATAATATCATGAGAAATACTCTTTCTTCTCAATTATTCAACGTTAACTCTACCCTTGATACTTTTATCAAGAGGATCAACGACATCATCTATAATTGGATAGAATCAGTTAAACAGATAAAAACTTTTGCTAATCCAGCAGTAGATAAGTACGAAAACAAAATTAATTAATGTCAGACGGTAAGTTAAGCAAAGAAAACAGGCATGCTCTTAAAAATGAGTTAGAGAGCCTATTAAGTTCAATAGGATCAGCTCCTAATGAGGAAATGGTAGCAGATAATGAACTTGCGCAAGAATTAAAGAGAGAAAGTCCATACGACTTCGATCAGATGAGCGAGCAGTTCACCGTGAAAGCCAGAGAAATAACTGACTCCCTATTTAAAAATTTTGTGGATATTGGAGTATTTGAAAAGAATGATTATGCTCGCCATAAAAAAGAACTGGATACCATAAACATTTCCAACCTTTTCTTTCAATTAAAGACCCTAAAAATAGCTATCATCCGGGTGATGGAAGATATTGCGTCAGGCAATACTCATCCTCGTTTATTAGAGGTGATGGGACAATTACAGGACAAGATGGCCAACATAACAAAGATGCAGGCTAACTATATTCTCTTCCTAGAAGAAACTTATAAGAAATTGAATAATGATTCTCCAGTGAACCCGGATTCAACTCAGGTAGAGTCCAGCGATGCTGAAGGCAAGTTTTTTATATCAGTTGGAACTAAAAATGTGATCCAGAGTTTACCTAAATCTGAAATCACAGACGATGAGGACGAATCATCTATCGGACTAGTGGATCCTAATAATAAATTTAATCTGATGAGAGATCAAAACATCGAACCTGATTCTGATGATTCAATTGACGGAGATGAATTTATAAATATTGAAGAGATAATTTAATATGAGGGATATAATGTCATCAAGCGGAGGTTTTTCCTCGATAAGAGTGTCAGCCATGACCCCAGGCGGAACTGCTGATAATTCCTATATTTGGACTACTGAAAAGATCAATAAATTGATTGAGGACATTAATAATGGTGCCAAAGATGTTAGAAAACTTGGAAACTCCCCTTTTAAAGATAATGATATTAATCTAAGACGAGATAATCTGCCATTTGAATATACGCCAGATGAAATTGACGAACTTGCAAAATGTAAAGAGAGCGTGCTTTATTTTGCTAGAAACTATTGTGTGATTCAAACCAATAACGGCCGAGTAACAGTTAAAGATGCAGGAGGACTTCGAGATTTTCAAAATCAAATTCTAAAATCTTTTAAGGGAAATAAGCTGAACATTTTAATGGCAAGCAGACAAACTGGTAAAACTGTGACCTCGTCTATATTCATGCTCTGGTATCTCCTGTTTCATCCTGACAAAACTGCTCTCTGTGTTGCAGATAACTTTACAACCACTAAGGAACTCCTAGATAAGTTTAAAATTTCTTTAGAAGGTTTGCCTTTCTTTATGAAGCCTGGAATAGAAGTAATCAATGCAGGTACTGTAAAATTTGATTCAAACAGCCGAATTGTAGGTAGAACCACTACCAAAAAATCAGGTATCGGTTTAACGGTTAACCTTCTTTATATTGATGAGTTTGCCCATATCAATGAAGCAAATCTAGATGAATTTTATCGAGCAATCTATCCAACAGTAACTGCGGATCCAGAGGGAAAAATCATCA